GAAATTGATACAGTGGAATTAGTATCAAATGCTGTACATCAAAATGGAGAACTTATGATAAGGTTTGCTAATATTGAGAATGATGACGCGTGGTCATTTGAACCGGATGATTGGAATAAGGAAGATGGAGCACCCACAATCGGCACACATCAAGATGCTTATGATGGAGATATCCGTGGAGATTATCCAATGTATGTTATAGAGCATTTTGTAGGAACCCAACAACGCATATCTGATTTACCAAAAAAACCAACTCCCAAACCACCAAAATCGCACCAAGGATGGCCTCTTAAAATACCAGAACCCAAATCGAAGTCACCATATGATATGACACAACCAGAAGTTAAAACAGCAGTAGCAGCTGCAGGAGGTCGAAAAAAACACCAACAAAAGAGAAAAACAAGAAAAACAAGAAAAACAAGAAAAACAAGAAAAACAAGAAAAACAAGAAAAACAAGAAAAACAAGACGAAAAAAGCGTAAAAAAAGATAAATTGAATAATATTTTAATTCTTATTAAAAAATTATTTTTTAGCTGTAACGGTAATAATTGCGCCAACTATTATAAATAATATCATGGACACACCAACAGACTTATATTTAGTGAATTTCATTTTAGCAATTAAATACCAATTTAATATTGTAGCTAATAACAATGGTATAGACATCAACATTAGATTATAAGCATATGATTCCACTTTGGCATCATCAACAAAAACAGAACTAGGCATACCAACTGGTAGAGCTCCAATCAGACCTGCAATAGCAGGATTCGCTGCATTATTACCAAAATAAGCTATTCCAGCAACAGTAAGACCTCCAATAATAAATTGCCCAGGGATACTATTGAGAAACTTTCCAATTATGCTAAATTCTTTTTTTGATTTTCCTTGAGACATATATATTCATACAACAGTTTATTTTTTGCGTCGTCTAGTTGACTTTTTCTTTGTTTTTTTCTTTGTTTTTTTTCGTCTAGTACATTTTGAAAAAACCCGTCTCGCCAAAACGCGAGATAATTTAATCCCTGCGGCAACACCTTTGACAGAATTACCATGCTTATCAAGTGGTGGTGATATTATACCTATACCACAAATACCGGGTATAACAATAAGAATTCCTCCACCGACCCCACTTTTGGCATAAGCTCGTCCTCCTGTACGTGCAATCCAATCATCTGAGTATTCATATAAACCTTCGGGAAGTAGATTATTTAATATATAAGCTGTTTCTCTTTTACTTAACAACCTCTTATGATTTGTAGGATTAATACCACCATTAGCAAATACCGATGCCATACGTGCTAAATTATCTGACGTAACCATGACAGAACATTGATATGTATAAGCTTCTACACTGGGTTCTACTGGAGCATAAAAACGATCCGCGGATTTTAATAAATAAGCCAAACTCATATTGATATCATTGGTTTTTAATTCACTAGTATAAACATCACGGCCAACTCGTAGAGATTTTGATGCATAATTACTCATATTTTTAACCAAACTATCTTTGTATTTGCGTAAATTTTTTTGGTATAATAACGATGTCGTGGCCATAGCTCCTTGGTTTAAAAATGGATTTATAGTAAGAGAGGGAGATAATCTAGCAGCAAGGATAGAGTTAAATGGTAAAAACGAACCATGCATACCAATTTTATTATGAACGGTTTTTATTCCATATTTTTTGATAGCAAATGCCAAAGATAAAAGTTTACTAATAGATTCAATAGCAACTGGTTTATTATGATCACCAATACTGAATAAATTACCCTTTATATCGCAAATGGAAATACCAAATAAATTTGAATTTACTTTTGCTAATTCCGGTATATAATGAGCTTTACGACCACCTTTAATTTTTTTTGTTTCTTTATAAGTTTTTTTTAAAAGTTTTTGATAATCCACCATATATATATATCACACTATATTTATTAAAATATAAATATTAATTTATCGTGAATATACAATAAATGAGACCTTTAAATAATTGGAATATTATAGGTGTATTAATAGCTATTATATTTATAAATGTAAATTTTAGAAATCAAACTGGGACGCCACCCACATTGGCTTTTAATTGGTACCCGTATATTAGAAATGGAAGTATTTTTGTTAATGATATTCATGTACATCATTGGTTTATTTGTTTTACATTATTAATATTTTTGGTGCCATGTCAAATAACAAATAAAAATCCTTTTTTGTTAATTATCAACGGTATGTTACTTGTACTGATGATACAAGGTTTATTATATGAAGATAGATTCGACTTCTAAAGTGCTAACCAGTCAGTATATTCTGAATCTGATTTTACAATTGGCATCAGTTCATAAGCTTCGCTATTTTTAGATAATGACTCCTCTGTATCTTTGATATCAATCCAATAGTTGGTTCTAGGATACTTTTTATTTTGTTCTGCAATCCATGCCTTTAATTTACTATACTCTTCTGGAGTTTTTGTCTCCATCGATTGCCATGTCCCATAATTATGTTCTTTATTATCTCTATTAAACCATGCAACTCGTGCGAATTTCAGTCCACAATTCTTTTTTTTTTCGTCCATATACCTATAATTAATAAAAATATTTAAGTTTTAGATTATTCTACTATGTTCTTTGCCAATATTTCCATCGTATCTATAAACGTGATATCATTCAAATATTGTTTATTATATTTTACAAATAATGGCAGTTCAGTACATCCTAAAATAAGATGGTGAATACCATTTTCGGTAAATTTATTTATAATTTTATTCATTGTTTTAATTAAATCAGTCTCCTCAATATGTAATTTTTCTAAAATTTCTTTAGTGGGTTGTAATTTATAATAGCCATATTGCGCACATAAAATAATAGTATTTATATCTAATTTTAAATCCTCATAACATATAACTTCATGATTTTGTAATCTATTATGATAAAACTTAGAATTAATAGTTTGTTGAGTGGCAATCAATCCGATTTTCCTTACTGTTGGTGCAAAAAAATTTATCCAATTACATGTAACATCGATTATATTAATAATTTTACTATCCGGTATATTGGACAATATATTTGAATATGTGTTGCAAGGAATTGTGATAATATTACAACCCAATTTTACCAAATTATTATAGGCATCATATATAGATTTTTCTACCCTTTCATTTGTATTTTCGTATAAATCAAATATGGTCTCATTATCATTGTTAACAGTAGCATCATTAATTACAAATGTTTTGATATATTTTCTTGTATCTGCATGTTTATTAATTTCCTCATTAATATAATATTGTAGTTCAATTGCGGCATTAGAGCCGTGTCCTCCGATTATACCTAAACAAATTTTCATATAAAAGATAGTATAAATAACCTGTTCTTTTTAAGTTTTATAAATTCACCATTATTCAACACCATTTTTCCTTAACATCCAACCAACTTTCTTTATGTGATTCCGTTCTTAAACTACCGATAGAATACATTCTAACAATGAGTTCTTGATGTCGCGCGGGTACACAAAAGCTATTATTTTGAGGTGATATTCTAATACCTATATTTTGTTCATCTTTTGTATAATAATACACTTGATTCAATGGATTTTCATTGCCACCTGCAAATCCAATTTTTGTGACTTGAATTATATGGTCAATTATGGTTCGTGGATTGGGGTCTTCTGGTCTATAGGATTGATGAGGTAATTTTACGACAATTTCACCAACCAATTTAGCAATTTGTCTAGTTTGTAATTTCTCATAAAGTTCTGAAAACTGATGCTGTAAACCACACATTATGGACGCATCTGTCAATTTCCAAGTCTTTGATTTTAAAGAACATTTAATATTGTTTAAAATTTGTACAATGACGAACTCGTGTGCTTTTATGGCGTGATGATTATAAACTTGTTTATGCAATCGATATCTTGCAGCAAACAGGTTAAATATATTAAATTCGAGTTTTTTGGGCCACCCAAGAACTTCGTTTCCTTCAGGTGTTACCACCACCCTAGCGGAGGTAATTAGACGCGAGAATTCGCAACTCATTTTAATCCCAAGATGATAACAGTCTCGTCGAATATAATCCAATTTGTCAACATCAATTTGACACATTTTATTAGCTACAACTTGATAAGACCACATATTTTTCACTGTATCATCTGGATTAATCATTAGAATTATTTTATCTACTTCCGCCGATTCTAGAGGTAGTTGATATTTTGTAACCATTTTTTTAAAAGTCTTACAGCCTCTCACTTCGTGGTCATCTTCCTCACACGACCGGATATGATCATCATAAAGATGTGAAAACGGTCCGTGTCCTATATCATGAACAAGGGCTGCTATCCGAGTTAATTCAATATCTCTTTCTGAAATCTGAAGGTTTTCTTGATTTTTTTGTAGGGTTTCCATTAATTTGCCTGCCAAATGGGAAACACCCAATGAATGTGCGAATCTACTGTGTGTTGCGCTCGGAAATACAAAATAAGTAGCACCCAACTGTTTTAATTCCCGGAGTCGTTGAAATTCGGGCGTATCTATAACCTGCCTCATTAAAGGTGTTACATAAATAAAATCATGAATAGGATCGTAAATTTCTTTTGACATTTTTGGTGTTTATTATAATTAATTAAGTATTTAATTATATTTCAATTTATTCCGTTTAAAAATAAAACCTTTCTATAAAGTATAATGGAATACGCAAATGAAGCTCAAGTGACAGAAAAGATTGGTTTGCTACAAGGTGCAGAAACCGGTACATATGTTGATAAATCCATACCTAGTTGGGGAAATTTACAAGACCATTATGAAAGTAGATGGCAAAAAGAAAAAGATAAATTTCAAACAGCCCTCAAAGCAAATTTTTTCGCTCTCGTGGAGAGATTTGCCTCGGGCAAACAAGAACTGTTCACTCTTACTGCACCAGAACGACGGGAAAAACTTTATACAGCGGCATTCTTAGAACTTTTTGAATCAGGATACGCACCTCATATTGGCGATATTGAACGTATCGCAGGAAAAAGAGCACGAAAATTATATGTGACACTCCCACACAATTATTCCTCTGCCTGACTGTATGAAGATACAGACGGAATAATAAAAATAAAATCAAAGAAACAGTGTCCTTGTTGTATAATTGTATAAATATCTAATAAGTTATTATCATAATCATCTGTTGTGATATAAAATCTGTTTTTTTTAATAACCCAGAAATGGCTTACTAAAAAAAAAGTAATAAAAAAATTGAAAAGTTTTTTCTGCCTGTTGTGATAGATATTCCCACAGACAAATTCAACTGCAAACAAATTCGCAACAAACTCGTTTAAGCTTACACGCCTAGTCTAATCTTATCATGGCTTCTCTTACATTCACTGTATCAACCAGTCGTTCCAACCGCCGCCAGCAAGGAGGCAATCGTCGTCAAGGAGGCAATTGTCGCCCTCAAAAAAAGACTTTCTGCAAAGTCTGCTTTGATGCTGGCAAGTCTGAACAAGAGTACACTTGTCACTTTCTGAAAGACCGCCCGGGTCCTAACGGCAAAGTTATCTGTCCAACCCTCCTCGCGACTGAATGTCGCTACTGTCACGAAAACGGTCACTTTAAGAGCCACTGTCCTGTCCTCGAGGAACGCAAATGTGACAAGGCGCGTAACACCAAAAGACGTACTGCCAACCGCCGGCAGAATTTCGAATTAGGAAACTGGATGCCAGTCGCTGTTTCCAAGCAACTTGATGAAGCAATTGTCGCAGCCAAGATGCAATCCAAGGTCCTGCCGCACACACCGTGCACCATATTCACTTCTCAAAGCGCCTTTGCTGCACTTGACAGTAGCGATGATGAAGAAGAGGTCAAAATGTCTTACTCCCGAGGACCAAGTACAGCCGTTGCTAAAGCTCCCCAGGGAGCTTGGACTACCAAATTTAGTAGTCAAACAGCACCAGCGACGAAACCAGCAACGAAACCAGCAACGAAACCAGCTTCTACTGGCGTTGAGGTGAAAAAGAGTGCAAATCTTCCTCGCAAAGCTGAAATCGTCGCAGAGTTAGCCGAGCTTAATGCTGAGCTTCAAGAAGAGACTCAAAAAAGCTCTGGCTGCTGGGCTGACGTTGGAGATATTGATGATATTGAAACCTCAATCGCAGAGCTCGAAGAAGAACTTGCCGGCCTATAGACAAATTCCTCTGTCAATTGTACATAACAAGACCACTATCATAGCGATGGGTCAATAATAGAAGCTATATAAATAAAAAACAAAAAAACAAAAACAAATAAAAACAAAAAATAAAAACAAATAAAAAGTTAAAAAAACAAAAACAAATAAAAATCCTCTCCTCCATTTTTATTGTTGAAATGGGACTTAGAGATAAGGGGTTATATTATGTTAAGATAAATGTCAACTGCACAACGTATAGCTAAAGAGTTAGAGAATTTAACTGCCGACCCACCGGCCAATTGTTCCGCCGGACCTTTGGAAGACGATATTTTTCATTGGCAAGCAACATTAATGGGCCCACAAGATTCACCGTATGAAGGTGGTATTTTTATAATGAACATTAAATTCCCAGGCGACTATCCTTTTAAGCCACCCAAGGTGACATTTGAAACCAAAATCTTTCATCCCAATATCAATTCTTCAGGTGGAATTTGTTTAGATATTTTAAAAGAAGCGTGGAGTCCGGCCCTAACAATTTCCAAGGTACTGCTATCGATTTGTTCTTTGTTGTGTGATCCCAACCCAGATGACCCCCTAGTACCAGATATAGCCAGAATGTATAAAAATGACAGGGATAAATACAATAGAACTGCGCAGTTATGGACAATTCAGTTTGCAGTATCTGAATAAATTGAATGATAATATATTTCTTATGTGAGAAATATATTAATGATGAGTTTATCTTCTGCTTGTTGCTTAAAACGAATTTCCCAACAGGTAAAAGATGGTGGTTATATGGAAGTTTCTGACATAAGAATACGAGAAGCTTGTTTGGCAAATAATTTCGATGTTATTGCAGCGACAAATAAGCTTATAGGCGAAGAACAATTAAAAATCTCCCTCGAAGACTTATGCGTCCAAATGGGTCAGAATCCAAATAAAAAGCTTATTCTTTGCTCTTGTAATAGATTTAAATTTCAAACTATTCAAGTAGAACGATATATTAAGAAGCTTTTAAAAGCTAGGGAGAATATACACGTGAGATGCATCGAAGCCAATATCGTTATTTCGGATACAGAACTAGATGATCAAGTCATTTATTCATTTGGCAATGAATTAGCGGCTTTTAACAATATCAAACATGGCCAATGAAATTTTCGGGAACATCAATTATAAACGGCTTCGCTTCTTCTACGTTCTCTCCAAAATGAACATCTGAATCAAAAAATTTTCTAATTGTATTAACTATTGTTGCGTGAGTTACAATTAGAATCACAGTATCATTGTTTTTATGCTCTTGGCATAGATTGTAGATAAAAGGGAATACACGATTTTTTACTTGTTTATAATCTTCCACATAACTAATATTAGAAACAAATAATTTACTTCTATAATTTCCATCAATTATCGAAACAAGATGGGGATAAGCATTCTCTAGTTCTTTGTAGCTATGTCTATAATTATGGTAATTAAATTCATTACTATTGAGACATTCATAAAATGTATTCTCTATGTTCACTTTCTTATTATTTTCAATACAGTAAGGATATATTGTTTGTAGAGTTCTTAAAAAAGGAGATGAATAAATAATATCAATTTTGTGTGCTTTTAATATACCAGCGAGATTGTCTGCTTGCTTCAAGCCATTGGCTGTTAAAGGTGTAAAATACAAAGTTGAGTCAAACCGTTCTCCGTGTCGAATAATAATAAACTTCATTATATTATTATTCTTATATTCTCTTTAATTTTTTTAACAAATGCTTAAAAAAGTTTGCAACATCCAGTAGCCACTGCAACAACCATATTAATATCTAAGTTTCCCTTACTAGCAGCTACCACTAACTCGATAGTATTTGCCAATATACCTTGATCAATCATATCTAATAACAGTTTTTCTTTTTCATCTGAAATTGGGGCTTCTACTATTACTTGTCTAACAAGACTAATGGCCAATTCTTTTTGTGCTGCACCTTTTAATTTTGTTGCTTCGACAACTTCCATAGAAAATTTAGTAACAGTAATAATTGTTTGTGCATTAATTTCCATATCACCTATTTTTTCATTCAACTTAACAAGCGAAACTGCTAATTGTGAAGTATCTGTCATTATACATTAACTAAATAAAATATTTAAAAAATTGAAGTGTATAAAATATATAAATACACTGATAACTATATCATAATGAGCAGAATCGTAACTATACATACATTTGATGATGGAAGGGGAGACTTTAAAAAATATATAAACGAATGGATAATAACAAAAAAAATGTTCAATGGTTCAAAAGTAGAATTAACGAATGTTCATAATAAAGAAATTAAAATTTCATCAATCTCATCTTGGAAAACCCGAACAATTGAAGATTTGGGACCTAATT